TACCTAAAGTCCAAATGTAGTACTCAGGATCGTACTCTGCTTCTTCTTCATCTTGAATCATCCACCAAAGAGCTTGCATTCTATTTTCTGCACCTAGCTCTTGTTGAACCCAGAAAAGTTTTTCTTCAAACTCATCATACTTCTCTTTCATCTCAGCTTTTTCAAGCTCATACTGCTCGTTAGCATAAGCATTGAGCTCATCAAGATCAACTCTAAGCTGCTCGACAGTTCTATTGTTATAGAAGTCGCCTCTAGGTCTCATACCATAAGCACGCTTGTACTCGTCTGAGATATACTGGAGCAGTTGCTCCTTCTCTGATAATTGATCCCACTCTTTCATTACGCTACACTCCTTTGGTTTGTATATTCAACTTCCTCTTGGAAAGCACTCTCACCTGGTACAAATCTTATCATCCACTCACCTCTTTCTGCATCATAGTACTTTTCCTTTGTAACATTTGCCCAGAACTCGTCATTACCTTTCTCTTGTAAGATAGCTGACTTGATCATTTGATCTTTAGTAATGTACCCACAGAGATAGAAGTCAAGCAACATATCACCGAAAGGCACTCTACCATTAGACTTCCATCTAACAATATCACCATCAAAGAATGCTCTCTTAGCATTACCTTCGATTGAGTCACCTTCGTATGAAGGAAACTTTGCAGAAAGTCTATCTGCTTCAGTAGCATTTCTGTTAGTAAATAAACCAACTTCAGCTCCATACGGAATAGCTCTGTAGCTTCTACCAGCTAACGTATACTGGTCGTCAGGTGATACACCATTAGCAGCCTCTCTTCTAGGATTGTTCTGCCAGTTATAATAGTCTTTTACGATTTCAAAATTTTCCATGCTTTTCTCCTTACTTAACATACAACTATTATCTCCAATATCCGATTTGAAGTCAACAGTTTTATGAAAAAAAACCAAAAAAAAGAGGAGCCGAAACTCCTCTTTAAAACAATATGTAATCGAGATTACATTATGTTGTTAACTAATACTCTTCTGTAGTATTTGTTAGCATTATCATCAAGAGCACCAGCTGCTGATAGAGCATCTGTACCTCTAGCGAATGGGTTTTCAACAACACCATACCTAGTCTTGAATCCAATTTTTGGTTGGAATGTATTCTCACCAACCGCTCTCACCATTTGTAGTGGAACGTATGGGCAGTAGAATAATCCAGCATCAAAAGCGCTTGATCCTTTGTAACCAACAGTCATGTAATGAACACCACTTGATGGAGTGAAGTATGGATCGATGAACACTCTAATTCTTCCGTTAAGGACACCAGCAAATGTTGAGCCTGTGTCATCAACTTGTAAGTTGTTAGAGTTTAAAGCAGGTGTGTAATCTAACACGCCAGCCATTTGAAGAGCAGAAGCGACATCGGATGAACATAACATGATGTTACCTTTACCTCTTCTTGTTCCTCTTGCGATCTCATTAGCTTCTCTCTCGATTTGGAACATTAAACCTTTGAACTTCTCAACCATCCATCTACCATTTGAATCAACGTCTAAGTCGAAAGTTCCTGCTGAGCTAACATTTTGTTGAGCACCAGTAACAGCAACTAGGTTAACTGTTCTGACAATCTCTCTGTTGATCTCTGCTAGGATCTCTGTTGATAAGATGTTTGCAAGTTCTGTTTCAGCATCTAAGCCATGAATAGCTTTTAGATCCTGAGCAAGTTCCATTGAGTATTCAGCTTTAAGAGCTCTTGACTTAGCTGTAACAGCAATTTTCTCAATTGAGAAAGCCATTTCAGCAAAAGCACTGTTTCCAGATTCACCAAGAGTTTCTGCTTGAGCTGTTGACATACCTTCTGCAAAGTTATAAGAAGTACTGTTACCTGATGGCTGAGTACCGTCTTGTGATTGACCTAAGGTATTGTTACCAGAACCTGCTACTACTGTAGAGAATTCTGAGTTAGCTTCGTTATAGAATGCCTCGTCGCCTGATTGGCTTGTGTATCTGCTTCTCATAGCAAATATTAAACCTGTAGGACCAGTCATAGGCTGAACACCAACTAAGTCATAAGCGACTAAGTTTGGCATTGCTCTACGTACTAAGCTGATTAAAACTGGGTCATAGTTATCTATGTTTGAACCAGTTGCGTTTGTTGGAGCCTCTGCTAAAAGATTGTTAGGTGAAAAACCTCTATCTTCTGCAATTGCTCTCTCTGTGTTTTCCAAACAAACAGCAGTTACTGATTTTTTGTGACTATCTGAAATTTCAGGTAAGTCGGTATGCTCAATAATTGGCTGCCACTTGTTTTGGAGTGCATCGTAATTTGATTCCATTTTAATTTCCCCTTAAAATATAATACGAATTATTTCCTAACTGTTCGCGAAATCGCGTCAGCATATTGGGCCATGCCACCTGGAAGAGACTTAACTTCTTCGTCAAGCTCAACTGGGTCTTCATCAGACAAGTCTGATGATTTAGCCTGTTTGTCTTCAAGGTATGACTCTTTCAAAGTGTTAAGTTTGTTAGAGAAATCCTCGACGTTCTCATAATCAAGTCCTTCCGATAGAGCACGGAGTTTTTCAATCTGAGTATCTGCTAAGCCATCTACAGCTTCAGCAAATATGTTCTGTACTTGTGACTCGATGAGTTCATTAGCAAGACTTATTTTCTCACTTGTTTCCTCTTCAAGTTTACCTTCTAGTTCTTCTACTCTTGATTCAAGAGATGTAAGAACATCTGTTTCGTTATCTTCAGGAAGAATCACGTTATGTGCTTCTATTAATCCTTTTAGACCAGACATGAAAGATTCAGCAACTTCGACTTTTAAAGATGACTCAATAGCAACTTTATTTTCTTCTAGCCACTGCTCTGATAAGTAGTTGATGTATTCATCAAGTTTACCAGTCATGTCTTCTTTGATTGCTTCTTTAGCCTCGTTGATCTGCTCATCAAATGCTTCAGAGTATTGAGTATTGATCTCAGCAACTCTAGCACTAACAGCAGCTTCAAATACTGTCTCAGCTTTTTCTCTTAGGTCTTCGGATAAGTCTTCGCCAAATATAGCGTCGATATCTTCCTTGACACCTGAACCTTGTCCTGGAGTAGCTACTTTAGGAGCATCCTTCATGTTAGCAGAAACACTTTTGTCTGCTTTACGTGCTGGTGCTTTAGATCCTTTAGCGCTGATCATATCTTCTCCTTTAGACTCTGATCCAGATTTTACGTCCGCTCCGCCTGGATTAGGTGCAGTAAATCCTACTGTTTTATCAGCAGGTCTTTTATTGCTTCCTTTAACCACAGGGTCAGCGATTTCTGAATTTTCACCGCTGGCCTTAAACTCGTCAAGTTCTACTTGCTCTTCGGCCACAGCTTCGATTTCATTGTCGAACTTTTCTAGTTCATTAGCCATTTTTTTCTCCTCGTTAATTTGAGTGTATACGTTTGTATATTATTTATAAATTATTAGTTTACAGGGTATTTAGGAATTTTCCAAACAATTCTACCTTTTTCTCCTGTAATTCTCTAGCATTTACGTTGCCAGTCTTCACAATCTCTTCTATCACAGCTTGTGATTTCCAAGAATTGGAAGCAGCGTCATAAATCCATTCTACCCCTTCCATAACTCCATTTACAAAAGCGTTAGGAGCAGAAGGATCTGCAACGATATCACCGGCAGTCGCAAGCTGAAAATCACCCTGCACTTCGTTGATACCTTCAGGCGTTTGTCTAATGGATCCCATACCTCTTGATGATACACCTAAAGATGCACCTTCATCTATAAGACTTTTAACTATCTTACCATATGGTGTGTCCATGACTTTTGCCTTTCCTATATAATCTTGACCTTCTCTTTTGAGGTCTTTGATCATATGGGAGACTCTTTCTAAGTTTATGGTTGGTCCATCTGGATGTCCCAATTCGCCATAAGCTCTGTTGTTCTTTACGAATGTGTCGTTGTATCTTTGTACTTCTTTATCTAATGTTTCCATTGGATACATACGACCGTTTCTGTTTTTTATACCACCTTGCATAAAGATACCTTCGATAAAGTAATCTTTTCCTTTACCATCTTTAGCTTCAGTTATTACTGGTCTGATGTGGTC